ATATCTGATCAGTGGAACGGATATCGTGTTGAGTGATCATGTTCCGGATGTGAGTTTTACCAAGTTCATTATTCCGGCGAATATGACAAAGCTTGAGGCACTTCAATTGATTAAGGAGAAATATGGTATGACTATATTTTTCATGGGAAAAACCCTTTATGCCGGATTAGCTTATATGCTCAATCGTGGAACGGTTAAGTATAAACTTGGGTACAATACCATTAATTCAGATGATCTAAAGTTTAGAAGTGCCGATGATGTAAGCCTTAAAATTAAAGCCGTATGGATAAAGCCTAATAATACAAAGGTTGAAGCTGAGGTCGGTGATAAAGAAGGTAGCCAACGGACATTATTTTTCTATGATGTATCGAGCGTGGCCGAACTTAAAAAACTTGCGACTGAAGAAATAAAGAAGTATAAGTATTCGGGCTACGAAGGTAAGATAAAAACATTTTTGCAGCCATTTGCACAACCGGGTATGAAAGGAAAACTAAGTGATCCAAAGTACCAGGAACGTGATGGAACTTATTACATAACCAAAACAGCTGTAAAGGCCGATAAAGGTGGTGGGCGTAGAACGGTTGAATTCACAGTGAAGTTATGACAGAGGCACAAATACTTGAGAACCTTCGTAGGATTGGAAGCGGTAATGAAAAAACGTTCCTGGCATTGGTAGAAAAAAACTATCCTGATAAAGATTATATTGATGTAAAAGATTTATCTGGTACACTTTACCCTGAAGTACGCAAACGTGCTGCTATTGGCGAAGGTGATACGTCTAAAAAAGGAATTGTAATTACACCGGTTACCGGATCATCCGTAATTATAAGTCGTATTGGTGCTAGTGATGAACTATTTGTAGAGATGTTTTCAGAAGTTGAAAGTATTGTTTTTGATGGTGGGGTGAATGGCGGATTAACTATTACTCCAAAATTAGTCCAGGAACTGAATAAAAATAACACGTTGCTTCAGGCTATCATAACTATTCTTTCAGGTTCTCCAATACCGGAACCCGGTAACGGTTCTCCCAGTGCACTTCAAACAGCACTAAAAGGAGCAATATCAGGTAAAGAACTAGGAGATTTCTCGGAAATTGAAAATTCAAAGATTAAACACTAATGGGAAAAGAGAAAGGCATATTATTAGATGATAATTTTGAGTTGGTTATTTCTCCAGTTCGTGATTCGAATGGTTTAATTATATCCGGTCTAGTTGTAGGTGATGTCACAAAACAGAATCAACGAACAATTTTATTAGCAGAAAAAGGCGAAATAAAACAAGCTCCAACATTGGGGGTTGGAATTGCTTCATTCCTGGACGATGATAACCCTTCATACTTACTTCGCGAAATTCGCTCAAATCTTCGTGAAGATGGTCAAACGGTTCGCACTTGTGGATTTTCAAGTGGTAAACTTATAATTGATGCTGAATATGAAAGTTAGAGATAATCAGAATTTATACGATATCGCTATTCAATACTGCGGTAGTTCAGAGGCAGCTTACGACATTGCATATCTAAACGGAATATCAGTAACTGATAGCCTTACTGTAGGTCAAGAACTTGAATTACCACCGGTAGTAAGTAAATCAATCGTTGATTACTACGCCAACAAAAGCCTAACACCGGCTACCTCATTAACCGAAACGCAACAAAATGAAGCATTGGCTGAGGGGATTGATTTTTGGGCAGTTGAAACTGAATTTATTATATCATAAACATGGCACGATCAGTAAATGAAATAAAGGCGGAAATGACCGCCGAATTTATGGCCAGCGAGGCTATGGCTGCTAAGAATGGTTTTACCGTTGGTGATGCATTTGAAGATACGTTCTCTAAATCATCGTTGGAAAGTACGCTGTACTATATTCAGGCAGTGGCTATCTATTTTATTGAAAAGCTATTTGATACCCACACGGCTGATGTTGACAACAAAATAGCAGAACTTAAACCACACCGCCTGAAGTGGTATATCAATAAAGCATTAGCCTTTATGTATGGCTACGAACTGGTAGAGGATGAAGATTACTATGACACCACCAACATAAGCGCAGCTGATATTACAACGGCTAAAGTAGTGAAATATGCTGCTACCGTTGAAAAAGGAAATGTGGTGTATATCAAAGTAGCCGGTGCGGGTCCTGGTCAACTAACCGAAGCCCAAGAGGCGGGTATCGTAGCTTATTTCAAAGAAGTGAAAGATGCCGGCGTAAAGCTCGAAATTATCAATCGCCCGGCTGAATACTTCAAAGCCCGGCTAACGATTTATTACAACCCTATGGTGTTGGATTCAGCGGGTTCTAGTACCACCGGTGGTGAACCGGTACGCGAGGCCATTGTAGCATTTATCACTTCATTACCATTTAATGGTGAATACCGTAACAACGCTTTGATTGACATATTGCAGGTTATACCGGGTGTGGTGATGGCCGAGCTCGTGAGTGCCGAAACAAGTGCCGATGGGGTGACATTTACACCGGTTGATGCTTATGTTGTCCCGGACTCAGGTTACTTCAAAATTTACGAAACTACAGATTTACATATTTATTACCGAGCCTATGAAACTGTTAGCGATTAACTTCAAGAAAATGGTGGTTCTGTTATTGCCTACATTTTTGCGAACTGCCACAATAATTGAGTTTATAAAAACCTTTATGCCGCCGTTTACCGACTTGCAAAACCGCTTCTTTGTGGCTCGTAATAATAATCTATATACACTCAAGCACAATGGGCAGGTGTGCCATTTAAGAGCGGTGCTGAACGATGCTTTTCCCACACGAGATAAAAGTTTCGAGATAACCGACAGTACCATGCAAGGCGAATGGGTGTACGCATGGGATGAGGAGTTGACCGATAAACAATTGATGATACCCGATGAGGGCGGGCGGTTGATTTACTCTGTGGAAGTGCTGGGCAATTATGCCGATTTCGTTGTAAGAATACCGTTGAACCTAAAAAGCGATGATAATTTAAACCGGATTAAATCACTGGTAAATACCTATAAACTGCTGTCAAAAAAAGCGATATATGAATACAATTAATTTTTCAAATAGTAACAAAAACTTTCCACTCAGCACACAAGCTTTGGAGTTTATGAAAGTGATTGCTCAGCAAGCTTACCAACTCACTGCCCTGGGCGGTGCGGGTAATTACATTCTGAGCGGTTGCATCAATACTTCAGGGAATAATTGGTCATCCGGTTGGGTGGTTATTAGTGGCGAGATGCTTCCCTTTACAGGTGGCGTTGGCACATTGACGGGTAACGTTCGCATTGTGGAAACAAAAGAGGCCGTAATAGCCGGATATGAAACATATCACGATGTATATGTTCGCCGTACAGTGGAATTTGGAACTAACGTGGGCGGAACTAATACCCATGTATGGAATACTTTTACTAGGGTAAAGTCGAACATTGAACTAGCGGCACAAAGCGCAACAAAAGAAGAATTACTGGAATTGAGTTACCTAATGATGCCAAAAGGGTCAATAATTGATTTTGATGTTATCAACAATGTAATCCCAAATGGGTTTCATGAAGCCGATGGTTCGTTTATCGAAGGATATGGTTGGCTTCCTGATCGTAGAAAGCGTGTATCTGTTGGTCGCGATACCAGGATAAATCAAAGCCAAGCTACCAATGTTACAGATTTAACAGAGAATTATGGTGTTGCTGGTAGTACAGGCGGTAGGCCAAATGTACTATTGACAGGTAAACAATCCGGTATACAGAAACATAGACATGGAATTGCTGGTACTGATGGAAATGATCAAAGTAGTACAAAAGGTAGAGAAATGAATCCGAACCCAGACTCTACTGAAGATTATGGGAATCAAACAAAATACATTGATAATGCAGATGCACTTGAAGCGCATGAGAATCGTATGCCTTACTATGTTGCATGTGTAATCGTAAAAGTAGTATAATATGAAACAATCACTAAATACGCTCAAAACATGGTTTAGACGTGGCATTAAACCAACACAGTCGCAGTTCTCAGACCTATTCGATAGCTTTTTCCATAAGGATGAGAATGTGCCGGCAGCTTCGGTTGAAGGCTTACAAGAACTATTGGACGAAAAAGCATCAGCTGAGGAAGTAAATTCAGGGCGCATTGCTTCATCAACTATCGACGGCAACGGACATTTGATACTCACGCTTCAGGATGGCAGCCAACTGGATGCCGGGTTAGCGCGTGGGCTTGATGGAACTCCGGGAACAAACGGAACTAATGCACCGCTAACATTGCCAATCTTTAAACGAGGTTTAAACGGAATTGCTGAGCCTGAAAAATGGGTGTGGACTGGCTCTGATTTGCTGATAAATGAAGTTGATTTGCTGAGTAATTGCTCGGCCGTAACCATGAAAATTGGTGCAACTACCTACATACACACAGTTGCTGATCCGACATTAATCAACGTAACCATTCCGGCAGGTACTGAGGTAACCATTGTAGACTTGGAAATTTATGGAGCTGGGAACGAAAACGCAAATGCAATAATTAAATTCTTACAAGTATGAATATAACAGATAAAGTCATTTTTGACCAAACAAAGAAACTACAGGAGCAAACTTCTGAATTTAATCAATGGCTATTTGAGAATTGCCTAAGCAAAATCAATGATAAATTGATTCCTGATGCATTGGATGAGTTTGATAGGCCATCAAAATACACATTGTTAGTCGATACTTTCATCGTCGAAATTTATCCGATTTATATCAATCTGAGTAAAATCGATTGGTCTAAATCTACTTACGAACTAATAATTAAGGAGGCGTAAATATGGCAACTAATCTATTTAAACGGCTATGGATACCAAACCCTGACGGAAGTAATTCTACAACTCCATGTACAAATGCTAATACAGGTTTCTTTCATACATATTTAGGAGATGATTCTACAGGCAATGGGACGAGAGAACTACCATTCAAATCCTATGGAAGAACTGCTTTGAAAAGTGGAATCTCGTATATTAATTTTAGAGGTGTTCTTAATGAATATTTCAACCAATCATACCCTATTATGGGTGATGACATTAATCAAACTTTTATAAATGCCGATTTTTCACCTTTTGTAAATAATAGAATTTGCAATCTGACTTATGATTATTTCAAAGCAGGATATTGGATAGTTTCTACAGAAAACTGTATTCAAATGAATGATTCAAACCCCAATATTGGAGGATATAATCATTTTAGAACATTATTCAAAAAAAATGCAATACAGGGTTCAGGATGGGATGGTAAATTAAAAGGTTGTACGTTAAGTAAACTTATACCCAATGATTCGTATGATAATTATCAGGCTTATAATTCACTCATAGTAAACTCATTTGACACATCTAATAGAGTTGGTGTAATTGCTTACTGTGTATTTCCATCTACTTGCATATTTAAATTTAACGGAATTGTTATATCTCAACCAATATGGACGAATGACTCTAAATTAAATGTTCAAATTTTAAGAAATTCTTATTTGGCAGCAGGGATGAATCAAGCTGCTGTTAATGCTTTATTTGTAATCGATAGTTTTGGAAATGAAACATGCCGAGTTGTCAAGGAAGTAAGAAATGGCGGAATTTCAGAGAATATATTTAGCCGATATGATGATGGAAATATACTAGATTACACATTGAATGCTAACCCATTAAATGAAGTTCTACATGCTAGTGATGTCGGTGGCTTTGTGGGTTGTTTTTCGGCAGCAATTGCCGCGAATAACTGGGGTAGTATTATAAGTGTAAACGCTGATGGTTCTGATGATGTAGTAGCCGGGCAATTACTTCAATCAGATTTTACATTTTCTCATGCTTCAGGGCAAACATGGAATAGGATTCAAAGTGCCGTTGAAAAAATAGAAAAGCCGGGTAAATTCAAAGGCCTGAATTGTGAGACATTGGACGGAACTCCGTGGGGTGATTATTTCGGTAAAAAACAAAACCTTGTAAGTGACGTAGCTCTGAATCCCACTGATGCATTAGAACCTAATACGCGCTATAAGGTGGCGAATACGGCTGACCATACCAACTACGCTATTGTGATATACAAGGGCGTGCAATATCCTCCTGACTTCTTTTTTGTTACCGATGCTACTAATTTGACATTTGATTTATTGAATGCCGGTTCAGGTAGTGTAGTTCGAAAAGTATTTGCAACTCCTTTGGAATCAGGTGAAATTATTCCATTTGATGATTATACCACACCGTCAGCATTCCCACGGTTCTCAGCTCCATTTATGGGTGATGTTCTGATGTTGTTTCATAAAATAGGTGCGAATATCAATCAGCCGGTTCTGTTCAGTGAAGTAACTAATGATAAGATGGCTTATTATGCTAACTGGGCAGTGACGAACGCCGATCAGGAATTTGTAACCCTTGCATCTGATACGGTGAATTACTATTACAAGATTCCGATTCTGACTTATTATAAGAAAGAACTGAATGCTCATTTTGATGCAAATTATGACCAATAAAATACAGTTATGATTAAGATAAATAGCTTTGGCGTTGCTGTGGACATGGGAATAATACCACCCATGCAAAAGGGGCTGAAAAGCAAGGTAGCTTCATTTGGCGTTGCTGTAGACATGGGAATAATACCACCAAAAAACTTCTTTCATTCAAAGGTAAATCGTTTTTCGGTAGCAGTGTCAGAGGCAGAACCCGCCGTAATAGGGTATCAAATACATTAAACCGGTAGAGGTGTAAAAAGCCTCTGCCAATTCAAACGGCTCCTACACCGTTTAAACATATAAGGTGCACGAACACCCTAGACAGAGGCTTAAAGCCTTATCTGGGTGTTCGTGCACCTTTACGTATGTAGAAAAATTGTAGGAGACTACAAAAATAGGTATAATTTTTAAAAGTAGAAAAAAGAATGAAAAATTACATTCAATCACCTTTGCCGTTTCAGGGTCAAAAACGGCGATTTTTATCAGAGTTTAAAGCTGCTTTAAACGGCTTTAAAAGTGCACCGTTGTTCGTAGATCTATTTGGTGGTTCGGGGTTGCTCAGTCATACCGTGAAGCAGCTATACCCGAACGCAACGGTTATTTACAATGATTTTGACGACTATCATTTGAGGTTAGCAAACATTGAACGCACCAACGTGCTGCTAGCTCAGTTTCGCATTATTTTAGCGGATGAGTTACCTGATAAGGTAATAAGTAAAGAGGGCAAAGCGGCCATCTTAAAGGCCATACAGGCGGAGGAAAAGCAAACCGGGTATATTGATTATATCACAATTAGTTCAAGCCTGTTGTTTAGCATGAATTATGCTACCACATACGATGATATGGCCAAACAGACTATGTATAACTGCGTGCGAAAGAATGATTATGAAGATGCCAGGGACTACCTTCAGGGAGTTGAGATCGTAAAGCAAGATTATAGGGAACTGTTCGAAAGGTATAAACACATTGATGGCGTTGTGTTCCTGGTCGACCCGCCGTACCTGAGCACTGATTGTACTACCTATTCAAGTTACTGGCGGTTGGGTAACTACTTGGATGTACTTACAGTTCTGAAGGGTACTAGTTACTTTTATTTCACGTCAAATAAGTCGAGTATCTTAGAGTTTACGGACTGGGTGGAGCGTAACTTAGGGGCTGAGAATCCGTTTAAAGGGGCTGTAAAGAAAGAAGTGGCTGCTAGGATGAACCATAATGCGGGGTACACGGATATAATGTTGTATAAGAAAAATTGATAAATATGAATAAGTATCACAGCGTTTTAGATAAAGTTCTGAATAAAAATAAGATTCAGCAAAATAAGAAAGGAAACATTCTTTATCTCCTGAATGAGCAATTGACACTGCAAGCAGATGACTTACTCGACATTTTTGAGGGTCACTCTATCGCTCGTAATAAGTTACGAAGCGAACTGCAGCTATTTATGTCAGGGGAACGGCTAACAGAGAAATACCGCGAAATAGGTGTAAACTGGTGGGATTATTGCGGCCCGATATTGGTCAATAGTTATCCGACATACTTTGAGAAGTTACCGCCATTGATAGCTAAAATAAATAAAGAACGGCGTAACAGTAAGAACTATGTATTATTCCTGGGCTCAACAGATGCTGAAAGTAATCAATCTCCGTGTTTAAGTCTTATCCAATTTCAGATAGATGACAATAAGTTAGTTATTAGTGCCTATCAACGCAGTTGCGATGCAAATTTGGGTCTTCCCGCCGATATTTATCACTTATATTTAATATCAAGGCAGATAGATTTACCGCTTAAATCAATCACGCTGAACATTGGTAACGTTCATATCTACGAGAATAATGTGGAAGCAACGAAGATGCTATTGAGAGGTGAACAGGTGAGGTTTGAGTTGAATGTGTAATAAAATAGGCAGTCCGTGTGGGCTGCCTATTCTGTTAGAAGTTTTTTAATGTTATAGTCCATTTTTCATAAAGATCACGTGAGAATAGAAACCTCTTTTCACCAATTCTCAGAAAGGTAGTCCCTTTACTTGTTAGAATTTTATCATCTTCATTTTTATTTATAAACTTTTTCCAAAAAGGAAATAGATCTAAGAACTGTCCGGAGGTACTGTCAAATTGATATTGAGGTGTACCCTTTATTTCAAGTGAAGGGTTGCTTCCTACCATTTTTACATTAAAGAGAATAGTCATAACATTTGTTGTATCAGCAACATTCTTGTAATTAAAGAAGTAATGTGAGCCTCTGATTGATATGTTCTCGCTATTGTATTTAAATGTTCTCTTTGCATTCAAAGCAATACTGTCAGAAAGTTGTCTAGCCTCTTTTAAGTTGTCTGTAGTAAACTTTAAAGAGGTTTGTGCGCTACAGATTAATGATACCGCAATTAGTAAGGTGGTAAGAGTAGTTTTCATTGTTATATAATTAAATTCAAGACAAAGTTATAACAATAAATTGATTGAGCAATAGCAAAAGAATCGAAAAATTAACGGTTGCGTCTATACCCAGTCTATGGCTAATTTTAGCCGATTATACCCCATTTTACACAAAAAAACAACAATATACTGTTAAATCAAAATTCATTCATAGGACTAAAATTCCAAATGTATAATTATAAAACCAAATGTTCTGATTAGATTTGCACTTTGGTTTTATAAACGATTACGTTTGAAATTTTGGAAAATAATAACGTAATTATTT